CGAGTATCCTCAAAAATTTTCTTAATTGCATCGGCTTGCTCTTTGGCATCCTTTGTGATTTGCTCATCGAGTTTTTGCTGTTGTTTGTCTTGCTCGATCTTGGCTTTTTCTGCCTCAGTCAGATTTCTGACAGTATTCAAATAAATTTCATATTGCCTGATCTGTTCAGCGTTTGCCCCCATTCGCTCAAACTGAACCAACTTGAGTTGATCCTCACCCTCGACCAGCTTGATGATCTGATCTGAAACGGCCATATAAGCCCGAGTGATCTCAGAGATTTGCTCGACTTTTGGTGCTTCAACACCCAAAGGCTTTAGATTTTTGAGTGGTGCTTTTGGCTCAAGCGCATTGTCAATTCTCCTGACATCGGCTTGAGTTGCACCAACACCAGTCCTCATTTGTTTTTCGAGTCTGGCAGTTTCCTCAAACTTTTGATTCAAAGCCTCAAGCAAAGGCAATGATTTCTCAGCAAAAAATCCCTTGATTCGTTGACTAATCTTTGTCAGATTGTCATTGAACATTTCAGAATTCTTTGCAAATTCATCGCCAAAACTTGCACCAAATTCTTTGATTCCTTGTTTGCCAAGATTAAGAAATGGAATTAGATCAGCGCCAGCCTTGCCAAACAAAGCCATCGCATATTGAGTTTTGGTCGCTCCATCGGCAGCACCACCAAAAGCGCTGGCCACATCGCCCAAAATGTCAGCAGTTGGCCGAATATTGCCGTTGGCATCTTTAACATTGATGCCAAGATTCCTGAATGCTTCTGATTGCTCTTTGCTTCCAGCCGCAGCCTCAGCAATGCTTTTGTTGAGTTTGACAAGAGCCGAGCCAAGTTGCTCGTTTGAAACACCAGCCAGATCAGCCGTGTTTGAAAGTGATGAAAGTTCTGCAACTGCAATGCCTGTCTTTTGCGACAGTTTGTTCATTTGGTCAGCACTATCAATCAGACCTTTTATCTGAGTGATGCCGCCAATTGCAGTCAATACCGCAGTCAGACCAGCGATCTTGCCAGTGACCATGCCAACAGCATTGCCAATTCCGTCAAGACCGCCTTTGACTGATTTGAATGCCGCGCCAGTCTTGTCCTGAGCAACAATGTCAATGCTTACATCTTTACTGGCCATTGCTTCTCTCCGACTGAAACTTAATCCAAACTTGCCATTCTAGGAACTCCTCAACTGGCATTTCCTCGATCTCACCAATTGTTTTGTGCAACTTTTCAGCGAGATAAAAAAGGAATTGTCGTTCAGGAGTCTCCCTTAGTTTTTTTCGAGTTCCTTGAAATCAACTCGCATGATTTCTGTTGAAACTCTTTCCAAAATTGAGGCATCGACCATGTTTCGCAAAACTGGTTTGTCCTCGATGGTGAAAATCTTTCCCCCATCTTTATCGAGGCACTTCATTACCAACAACTCAACAAGAGTGTCAGCTTCAGAGTTTCCCAATCGAGTGACCGCCTGAAGTTTAGATTTGTCTTTCAGTGTGAAAGGCTCAACATAAACAATCAGAGGGCCATTCTCATCGCCCCACTCAGGCACTTCAATCGTCTTGACTTGAAGTGACTTGAAATGGGCTTTTGCTCGATCAATTGCACTCATCAGCTTGCAGTGCTAAGGCTCAAAGCACCAGTGCCTTGCAATGTGATGGAAGCCTCGACCATGCCATCAAAAGATGAATTCACAGTCAGACCAGTCACGATTGCTGAACCAGTGTAGTACTTGTCACCAGTTGTCGCGCCTTCTGGATAAGCCGAGAAAGTCACAGTTGAACCGACTGCCATTGCAGTCTGGCCAGCGTCAGCCTCGTCCCAAAAAACATCAACAGACGCAGTGAAGGTCTTGAGTGATGCCTTATAGGTGCGAGAAGCATCGCCCATTGATGTGTCCTCGAGAGTATCAGCAGACTCGGAAATCGAGAAACTGCGAATCTCGCCAATCGTGTCAGAACCGACTTTGAGTGTACCTTCTGAACCAGTATGAGTAGCCATAATTAAGCCCCTTTCAAGTTTTACAATTTTGCCACATTAAGCAGCAGATTCAAGATCATTTTCCTTGGTTGAGTAAGTTACCTCAACAGTGAAACGCCCAACACCGACAACTTGCTCTCCATCCCCTGAATAATCAGATTCAAAAGCCACAGTGTTGATGTCCTTTGCTTTGCCACCAAGCGTGATGTTTGCATAAAGTGCTTCTTCCACCTCAACTGCAATGGTGTCAATCGTATTGTCAAAATTAGTGTTTGCCATGACATAGCACTCGACCATGACTTCCAAAACTCTCAACTGAGTTCTGGGTTTGGTCATTGTTTCGTTTGTCGATGTCTCTGACTTTGTGTAAACAATCAGCGCTGGCAATTTGCCAGACTCGAATGGATAAACCCGAGACTTATAGACCCGAGAGCCAGTCGTTGTCAGACCAGTCAAAGCAGTCACCACCGCATCCCTAATCTGTTGTCTCACATGGCTCATTGTTTCTCCAAAACGATCATTGTCATGCCAGTCCCATCATCCTGAACAATTCTGGAAAGATAGTTTACTTTGGCAATCTGAAAGGCATCGCCCTCAGTGCATGAGGCCACATCCGAGGTGCGAACCATGAGTCTTGGTTGCTGAACAGCAAAGCCGACATCGCCACCAGCCTGAACATCGATGAACTGGTTGTCAAAGATTCCTCGAATTGTCTTTGGGACTCCATTTTGGATTGTGTATTTCACATCAACCCCAAAGTCCTTCAAATACATCAAGCGATCAGCAGCAGACTCATACATTCTTTTTTGGCCTTCCACGCTTAACTGGTTTTGTCTCATCGGACAGACCAATCGAGCGATCAACTAATTCTTGAGAGACATAAGGAACGCAACGACTTAATTTGACCAAATCTTTTGATTCTTGGTCAGGCAACTCTAGGATTTGCCCAATTCGGGCTTTTCCTGCGCTTGTAATTGTGTTTCGTATGAATTCGAGTTTCATATTAAAAGCCCCGAGAGGTTTCCCCCTCGGAGCATTTTAGACATTAGGCAATGTCTGCGTCACCATAGCAGAAGGAAACTGCATTGCGAACTGCAATGTCGGTGTCCTGCAAAGCAACCACGCGAACTGTGCCGCTTGTGCTGTTGCTATAAGGATCAACAGTCAAGTCCAAACCAGACCAGAAGCCGATCAACAAGTCAGCAAAGTTGCCAAAGAACACATCGCCAGCAGTCACTTGATTAGAGACTTCGGTGCGATAGCCATTGACAGTGTTGCCAGCTTCCCAAACGAACTGACCAGCAGAAGTGGAGGACTTCTCAGTTGTTTTCAATGCACCGCGCTGGGCAGGATTGAACAAATAAGTCATCGCGCCAACATCAGCGTTGTCAGTGGCCAACTCAGACTCCATTGCCACCAACTCAGCAAATGTTGGATTTGTGGCTGCAAAGTCTTTTGTGTTCACGCCAGATTGCAGTTTAATGCCTGTTGGCTGGTTGTTTGAACCAGTGCCATACAGTGCAGCAGCGTCAATCGCCAGAGCGATCACATTGGCCAAGTCGCGACGAACCATATTCTCAATGTCAATTGAGGACTGGAGCATCAACTTGCGTGAAAAGTCAGTGTAAGCACCGACAGTCTTGGGAGACATTGTGACTTGAGCGAGAGTTTGTTGGCTCTCAGTAGGAGCGCCAGACTCAGCAACCCAGTAAGCAGTGGCAGCGCCAGATTGCTTAGGAATCGCCACATTGCCTGTCAGACCATTCATCACAGTCGCGCCAGCACGCTGAACAACTGAACGATTGCGCAGCATCTCGATGAAAGATGAAGCCATCAAGTCAGTTGCAACAGTGTAACCACCAGCACTGTTTGTGCCGACAGTCAAATCACGCTTGGCTTTGACCACTTCATTTGGCACATAGATGCCTTGAGCAGAACGGCCATAAGTCTTTTGAGCAGCTTCAGAGACTTCACGCTCGAAAGCAGCGTCAGCCCATGCACGCTTGTCTTGAGGGTTAGCCAAAGCATTGATTGCCTTGACGAATGAGAATTGACGAACTTCCTTCTGTGTCAAACCGACTTCGGCTTGGATAGGAGCGTCATAAGCGCGACTTTCAGTCGCAACAGTTGCGGAATTTTCCATTTTGATTTCCTTTCGGGTGTCGGCTTCAGCGACTTGAGTTTGCGCTTCCACCAAATTTTCGGTAATTTGTGATGTCTCCACCACAGCTTCAGAGGTTGTTTCAGTTTCCATGCTTCGACCCACGCCAACTGACACATCGGCAGGAATTGAAACAATAGACACCTCAACAGGTCGCCAATTTGTTGCGCGATAAGTTTTGCCATCATTCTCTTTCACCATCTTGGCAATTGAGTATCCAATGGAAACATTACCGCGAATCAAATCCGCGACATCTCCGTAAACCTCTGAAGCCAGTGCGCTCTTACCGAAACGCACTGTCGCACGCAACTTGCGTGCCGAGCCATCGAGACTTACAGATTCGATTACACCAATTTGACGCTCAGGATCGTGATCCAAGAGCAATGGTGCGCGACCAGAGTTCAAGAAACTCAAGTCAATTGATTGTGGATTGTGGTCGAGGACTTCCTCGCCATAAGAGCGACCGACTGGCATTTCAGAGGAGATTGACATCGACACCCTGCGATCATCAACACTCTCCACTCGGGCTTCCATTGCGTCAGCGCGAGTCATACGCTCACCAGCCTTGCGGTCGTCAGCAACATCAACGGCCATTTCCATTGGTTGCTCAACTGGAGCGTCCTCTGTTTGTGCGCTGCCTTCCAAAGCAATTTGAGCCTCAGCCAACATTGCTTCAGTTTGTGCCTCGATGATTTCAGCAACATCCTCAGTGTCAACATGAATTGAAACACTGACCATTGCTCTTTCTTCGTCACTCATAATTTTCCTTTCGGATGCTTCTTCAAACAGTATCGGCTCAAAGTCATGTGATTTTAACCACGCTTTTGCTTCTTGAGTAGTGAAGCGAGTTTTGTCAAAACGAATTGCTTGCAATTCTGACTTGCCATCTTTAATGCCATAAATGAAGTCGATTCCTTCACCGCCTTCATTATTTTTTCGCGCAAATGAGTCATATTGGTCAGGGTCTTTCAGCCTTGCAGCGTGTTCATTTGGAAAAGGTCGAGCATCCTCTAATGAACGATCATTTTTGATCTTTTCATATTCTCGCTCAGACCAAGCCTTGCCAGCATCACCACCCCACAAAGCCCATGCAATCCTGCCGTTGGAGGGATAGCCTTCCTCACCAACTCTAAAGCCTTCAGCCTCTTTGTCAACTTCATGTCTTGCAAAGTAGCTGACCATTCGTCCAACTGTATCGTCAGACAAATCAGCGCCATTCACGATATCTCTGGCTCTGGCAATGCCGACCTCAGTACCACCGCGACCGAATTCTGATCGCCAGTCAAGCCCTTTTTGGGCTTCCTCTTTCATGGCTTCATTCGGCACTGGCACTGGAAACCTCCGCTTCAGTTGGCAACTTGTCACCAAATGGCTCAAAGGCCATTTTTAGACCATAAGCGCTGGCCAATTCTTTCTCACTGCTGATTGCTGAGAATGTTTCCTCAACATCGCGGCCATATTGGTTTGCAACATCTTGCATCGACAAAATGCCATTTTTCATGCCGATCACAGCCGCATTCATTTCCTTCAATGGATCAACCCACTGGAAGCCACGCGCCCTGAAAATTGCCGCATCAGCAAACTTGTCAAAGCGACTTTCAGGGATATTGATGACACCATTGCGCATGATCGAAAGCAAAAACTCTCGATAAATTGGCTCGACAAAGTGCTGAATGAGAATATCCTGAACCATTTTCCATTGGTCACGATCCTCAAGAGTTCCTTGACGAATTGAGGAATAAGACACACCCTCAAGATCGTTGGCCAGTGAGGTGTAAGAAACACCCAAACCAGAAGCGATACCACGCAAAACAGCTTTCTCAAAATCAGCGAAAGCGCCTGTTGGATGTGTTGGATCGAACTGTTGGAAACTCACGCCTTCTGGTAACTGGTGGAAAGTTCCAGCGTCAGCTTGCATGATTGGAATGTTGTCAACTGTATCGTCAGCAGTGAATCCATCACCTTGAGGAGAGGTGAAAAAGCCCATCTTGCAAGCGCCAACTCGAGCCGCCACCAATTCTGCCTCTCGATATCCATGAAGCATTTTCAAACTGGTAATTGCTGGAGACATCCAAGGAACACCGCGAGTTTGCTGCGCACGCTCACCAATAAAGCAATGAATGATTCTGTCAGCAGGCACTCGAATTCTAGGTTGAGCAATCGCTTGAGAATAAGCATCAAAAGGATGTTTTGTCAGCAAGTGATAAGCAACTGGACGGCCAAATGGGTCTAATTCCACCGACATTCGGATTGTGTTGCCGTTTGGAAGGTTGTCGTTGTAATTCTCGTCCAAATAGTCTGGCTCAAGAAACTCAATCGCAAAATCAAACTTGTTTGGATATCGAACCTTGCGACACAAAACCTCGCCATCACGCACAAGAGACTCAACAAAAAATCTTTGAGCATCGACCCATGAAAATTTGCCATCAACAGTGCAGACACCTAATCGTGACCATTGAGCAAATGCAGTCTCGATCTGATCGTTTCCAATGTTGTCCATCGAGCCATTATCGTTTCTGGCTTTGACTTGAACAGTCACACCTCGATCGCCAACAACATTGATCTTGGCCAGATTGATGAATCGCTTTGCATATTCATTGTTTCGAGTTAAATCTCGAGAGCGATCACGCAAGATTCTCAGGGCTGGCCTGATCTCCTCGTCAGCAGACTTGGAGGATGAAATAAAGTCACTGAATAAGCGTCCAACATTCGCACCAGCATAACTGCGCTTTTTCAGAGGTTTCTTTCTGGAAAAAATGTCCAAAATTCCCATTATCCGAACCTCACTTGAATTGTTGAACCAGTCGGTTTGCCTTTTGCAATATTCTCAGCAATCAATTCTTTTTGACGCTCTCGCTTGTAATAATCCCGAGCGTCTGTCAATTCTCTGAATGACATCTTTGAAAGACTGCGACCAGCAATTGAATAACTTGAAACATCAGAATCAGCGCGACCAGACAAAATGCTTTCGATCTTTCCAATCATTATCTGAGCATGAGTTCTCAGATCAGCAGAAGTCAAATTCAAGTCAGCGACAATTTCCCAATAACCTTTGTCAACAGTGACCCGAGCAGAATCAGAATTTCGCTCGATGTCAGCTTGCCAGACATAACTTCCCTTGATGAAAGCCGCGCTGGTTGCGTTGTTGATTGTGGCCAGAAAATCACTTCCACTGGTTGTTGCAGTGATGTTGATTTCTTCATTGCCACCGCCCTGAACTCGGGCTGTATATTTGAGAGTGTAGAGTGATGGAGGGTAGTCAGCCCCGAGATCGGTGCGTTTCCATTGGAAAAAACTACCAATCACAATGTTTTCAGGCTCAGTCGTTGGAGCATTGCTTGAGTCGAAAAGGTTAGGCATTAACCCCCCCCCTTAGTTTTGCGGAATATAGCGCATTTTAGCGCCAACTGTTAACAAATGACGATTGCGGCCTCACTCGACTGGTTTGTTTGGTCGTTTTCACTTCCTCAACTGCCTGTTTTCGCAATTCTGCCCTTTTTGCTAATGATGCCAGATTAACATTCAAAAGGGAAAGTGCAGCCATTGCATAAACCCTGACATCGAGCGCCTCATTTCGAGTTCTGGTCTTTACAAACTCGCGCCTTGCAAATCCTTTGTGATATCGAGTGGCAATTTTCTCAGCAGTCAATTGCTTGAAATACTCATCCTCACGGCCAACAGGAAAATGACAATAACCAGCGCCATGATCCTGAATCTTGAATCGAGAGAACAAAAGCAGTTTGGCAGTGTCAACACCAACTGGAAAGAGTTTGATCTTGCCAATGTTGTTTTTTGAAGGTTTACCAACAATCGGCTTACCCTCACCGCCAACACCCTTGATCGCAAATATGCGCTTGCCCTCTCTCGGGTGGACATATTTATAAACTGCCTGAGTATTGTGGCCACCAGAGTCAATGCAAGTCGCTCTGACAATCAT